TCTGTCCGGCGATCTCGTGCTGCCGGGCGCGTTTCGCCGCTCGGTCGGCGCCCGGGGCGCGGCCGGCATCCGCATGCTCTACCAGCACGATCCGGCCGAGCCGATCGGCGTCTGGATGGAGATCCGCGAGGACCCGCGCGGTCTCTTCGTGCGCGGCCGGCTGATGGCCGACGTGGCGCGGGGACGCGAAGTGGCGAGCCTGATGCGGGCCGGCGCGCTCGACGGGCTGTCGATCGGCTTCAAGACGGTCAAGGCCCGTGCCGACCGGGCGGCCGGTGTCCGCAACCTGATCGAGATCGACCTCTGGGAAATCTCGGTCGTCACCTTCCCGATGCAGCCCGACGCTCGTGTCTCGAGCGTCAAGACGACGGGCCTGGCGGCCCGGATGCGCCGCGCCGCCCGTTCCCTTCACCCGACCCGCAGACTCGTTCGCTAACCGACAGACGTCTTGCCCTCCACCCGACAAGGACAAATCGATGACCGAGATTTCCGGCTCTGCTCCCGAGGCGAAGGCCGCCGAGAGCGGCGACGTTTCCGCCGCGTTCGACGATTTCATGCGCGCCTTCGAGGCGTTCAAGGACACCAATGACGAGCGGCTCTCCGAGATCGAGACCAAGCTTACCGCCGACGTCGTTACCACCGACAAGCTCGACCGCATCAACAAGGCGCTCGACGAGCTGACGCTGAAGGGCCGCCGCCCGCCGCTCTCCGGTGAGCGTGGTCCGGCGCGGCCGTCCGAGCACAAGCAGGCGTTCGAAAGCTATGTGCGCGGCGGCGACGAGGACGGTTTTCGCCGGCTGGAGCAGAAGGCGCTCTCGGCCGGAACGAACGCCGATGGCGGCTATCTCGTGCCGATCGAGACCGAGACGGAGATCGGCAAGCGCCTCGCCGCGATCTCGCCGATCCGCGCCATCGCCGATGTTCGGCAGGTCTCGTCCGGCACCTATCGCAAGCCGTTCATGACGGCCGGTCCGGCGGTCGGCTGGGCCGGCGAGACCGACAGCCGCTCGCAGACGACCTCGCCGACCATCGCCGCGCTCGATTTCCCGGCGATGGAGCTCTACGCCATGCCGGCGGCGACCGCGGCGCTGCTCGACGACAGCGCCGTCAACATCGACGACTGGATCGCCGCCGAAGTGGAGAGCGCCTTCGCAGCGCAGGAAGGCACCGCCTTCGTCTCCGGCGACGGCACCAACAAGCCGAAGGGCTTTCTCTCCTACACCACGGCCGCCGAGGCGAGCTGGGTCTGGGGCAAGCTCGGCTATGTCGCAACGGGGACGTCCGGCGCGCTCCCCTCCAGCAATCCCTCCGATGTGCTGGTCGACCTGATCTACACGCTGAAGGCCGGCTATCGCGCCAATGCCCGCTTCGTGCTGAACCGCCGGACGCAGGCTTCCATCCGCAAGCTGAAGGATGCGGACGGCCACTATCTCTGGCAGCCGGCGGCGGTGGCCGGCGGCGAGGCGTCGCTGATGGGCTTTCCGGTGACCGAGGCCGAGGACATGCCCGACATCGCCGCCAATTCGCTGTCGCTCGCCTTCGGCGATTTTCGCCGCGGCTACCTCGTCGTCGATCGCCTCGGCGTCCGCGTCCTGCGCGATCCCTATTCCGCCAAGCCTTACGTGCTCTTCTACACCACCAAGCGCGTCGGCGGAGGCGTCCAGGACTTTGACGCGATCAAGCTGCTGAAGTTCGGCACGAGCTAGTCCTTTCTCTTCGCACACGCTCCGCCGTCATCCTCGCGAAGGCGAGGATCCATGCAGCCGGGTTCAAGGGCAGGCGCACCTCCCGATACCTCGGCTGAATGGATCCCGGATCTCTGCTTCGCTGCGTCCGGGATGACGGCGAGTTATCGATGCCAGTCGTCGAACCGCCGGCCCCGGTCCCCTCCCGTCGGAGCCGGCCCGGAGCGGCGTCCTCGTTCGCGCGGACGCCGCTCCAACCCACCCGAAATCCCCGTCCAAAGGAGCCATCATGACCGCAGCGCTGATTTCCGCGCCGGCGACCGAACCCGTGTCGCTGGCCGATGTGAAGGCGCATTTGCGCGTCGACGGCACGGCGGAGGACAGCCTGTTGCAGGCGGCGATCCTGGCGGCGCGCACCCATGTCGAAGGCGAGACGCGGCGAAAGCTGATCGCGCAGGGCTGGCGGATCTATCTCGACGAATGGCCTTCCGGCCGGACGATCGAGCTTCCCATCGCGCCGCTGATCTCGGTCGAAAGCATCACGCTCTACGACATTGTTGGCGCGGCGCATGTCCTCGATGCGGGGGCCTACCGGATCGACGCCGCCCACCTGCCGCCGCGCATCGTGGCCAAACTCCGGCCGCAGGCGGCGTTCTACGACAATGGCATCGAGATCGACGTCACCGCCGGCTATGGCGTCTCCAGCCTTGCCGTGCCGGCGGCGTTGCGGCAGGCGATCCTGATGCTGGTGGCGCATTGGTACGAGCATCGCGGCGCCGTCGGCTTCGACCGCGCCGGCGACGTCGCGCCACTCGGTTTCGACGCGCTGATCGCGCCGTATCGGGTGCGCTCGCTGTGAGTAGCTTCGATCCCGGCCAGCTTTCCTGCCGCGTCACGCTGGAGCGAGCGGTTCGCACTGCCGATGGCAGCGGCGGTGCGACGGTCGCCTGGGACGAGGTCGCGACGCTCTGGACGGCAATCGAGCCCGTCGCGGCCGGCGAGACGTATGGAGCCGACCGTCTTTCGACCCGTGTCACGCATCGGATCACCATCCGGTTTCGCGAAGATGTCGCGGGCGGCATGCGGATCGTGCATCGCGGACGCGGGCTTGGCATCGCCGCCTGGCGCGACCCGGACGAGACGCGGCGCTTTCTCGTGCTCGAAGCGGTGGAGGAGAGGCCATGAGCGCGCGCGCCTTGACGGGTCAGGCGCTGGCGGCAGCGCTGCGCAAGGCCGTCGATCCCGCAGTCTCCGAAGCCTTGCAGAGGAATGCGGAGCGGCTGAGGGAGGCGTTGGAGGATGTGTCCAGCGGCCCTTCGCCTCTCCCCGAGGGAAAGGTCGGCCCAGAGGGCCGGGTGAGGGTTCACGGGCTATCCGGAGAGTTTCCAAAACCCTCACGCGCCGCGCTTCGCGCGTCGCCCCCCGATCGGGTCGGGGGCAGGCTCTCTCCCTCAGGGAGAGGGGAAAGAGGCGGCTCGATCTCCGGCACTTCGCGTCATTCCCTCGACATCACGCTTTCCGGCGAAAACCTGTTTGCCCGCGAATTCGGGGCGCTCGATGCCACGGCCGATCCCGTCATTGCTCCGGTGCTGAGCCGCCTGAAGAGGAGACCGCGATGATCGCCGGGCTCGAACTGCAGGCGGCGGTCGTCGCCCGTCTCGCCGCCGATGCCGATCTCGCAGCACTGGTGGGCGACCGCATCCATGACGGCGCGCCGCGCGCCACAGCCTTTCCTTCGGTGACACTGGGCGCCAGCGGGCAGGCGGACTGGTCGAGCGACAATGAGCCGGGCGGCGATATCCGCTTCGACCTGCATGTCTGGTCGCGCGAGATCGGCAAGCGCGAGGCCTGGACGATCATCGGCCATCTGATGCGGCTGCTGCATGACGCGCCGCTCGTTCTCGGCGATCATGCGCTGGTGCTCGTCCGCGTGACCTACGCCGAGGTCCGTCTCGATCCAGACGGCATCACCGAGCATGGCGTTTTGCGCGTCGCGGCGCTTGTCGAGGACTAGGTGCGCCGCGCCAGCCAGTCGGGCCTGAGGATCGCCATCACCAGTTCGTCGTGATGCTCGCCGCCGACAAAGGCGCTGCCGCGTGAAATGCCCTCGGCCTGGAAGCCGACGGATTCATAGGCGCGGCGGGCGCGCAGATTGTGCGGGAACAGGCCGAGTGACAACCGGTGCGCCTGCGTTTCCGTGAAGACGCGCTCGATCAATCCGTTGAGCAGCGCCGTGCCATGGCCCCGTCCCGGCTCGGCGACGGCGATGCGCTTCAGAAGCGTCGAGCGCTCCGGCGCGTCCCAGTCGCGCAAAAGCGCGAAGCCGAGCGGCATTGGCTCGCGGCCATCCTCCATGGCGCGGGCGAGAAAATAGGCATAGCGCGGTTCGGTCATCGCCTCGGCGTGCTGCGCCGCTTCCCAGCGTCCGACAAGCGTCTCAAAACCCGGCCGCCGCTCGGTGGCGACGATGAACGGGATGTCGCTCTCGCCGGCGCGGACGACTTCGATTTCGGACATCGGCAGCCGGCTCCATGCGGGCGAAACAGTTTTGGCGGATGAAAAGGGGATAGAGGATGACGGCGCAGAAGGGCAAGGATTTGCTCCTGAAGATCGACACCACCGGCTCCGGCGCGTTCGCCACGGTGGCCGGGCTGCGGACGCGGCGCTTCGCGCTCAATGCCGAGACGGTCGACATCACCGACACGGACTCCGCTGGCCGCTGGCGCGAGCTGCTTGCCGGCGCCGGCGTGCGCCGCGCCAGCGTTTCCGGCTCCGGCATTTTTCGCGATGCGGCGACGGACGCCGCGATCCGCACGCTGTTCTTCGATGGTGCCATCCGCGACTTTCAATTGATCGTGCCGGATTTCGGCACCTTGCAGGGGCCGTTCCAGCTCACCGCGCTCGATTATGGCGGCGAGCATGACGGCGCCGTCACCTATGAGATCGCGCTGGAATCGGCCGGTTTGATCAGCTTCACGGCGGCGGCGTGATGGCGAACCGGCGTCGCGGCGAGATCGAGGCTGAACTCGATGGGAGGCCGCATGTGCTCTGCCTGACGCTGGGCGCGCTGGCGGAGCTGGAATCGGCCTTCGGCGCGGAGGACCTTTCGGCGCTGGCGGCGCGCTTCGGCGAGGGCCGGCTTTCGGCCCGCGACGCGATCCGCATTCTGGGCGCGGGTCTTCGCGGTGCGGGAGCTGTGATCGATGATCACCAGGTCGCAGCGATGCGCACGCCGCGTGGTGCGGCCGGGTTTGCCGCGATCGTCTCGGAGCTGCTCGGCGCGACGTTCGGCGGGGGCGAGGGGTGAGGGCCTTGCTTCCTTCCGGATCGGAACCCAAGCCATTCCCCTGGCGCGAGGCGATGGCGATCGGGTTTGGCGTGCTGAAGCTATCGAGCCGGGAGTTCTGGGCGCTGACGCCACGCGAACTCGCCGCCGCGATCGAGGGCCTGACCAGCAGGACGCCCGCGCCGATGGACCGCGCCGCATTCGACGACCTGGCGCGGCGGTTTCCGGATCAGCGCGATTGCACGAACAGGGAGTAGGGCTCCATGACCACGCCGATCGACGAACTCTCGGTTCGCGTCACCGCCGACACCTCCGCCTTCACCGCCGCGCTGGATGGCCTTGCCAGGCAGGCGGATGGCTTTTCCGGCACGATCAGTCGCGCGTTTCGCGATGCCGTCGTCGGCGGCAAGGAATTCGACGACATCCTCAAGGGCCTGGCGCTGCGACTTTCCGGCATGGCGCTCAATGCGGCGCTGAAGCCGATCGAGAGTGGCATTGGTAGCCTGCTCTCCGGCCTCGTCGGTTCGTTGGGCGGGGTGAAGCCGTTTGCCAAGGGCGGCGTCGTCGCCAGCCCGACCTATTTTCCGCTTTCCGGCGGCCTCGGCCTGATGGGCGAGGCGGGGGCGGAGGCCGTCATGCCGCTGTCGCGCGGGCCGGATGGGCGGCTCGGCGTTTCCGGCGGCGGCAGCGCTCCGGTCACCGTCAACATCGCCATCCAGACCCCGGACGCGGCGAGCTTCCGCAAATCCGAGACGCAGGTTGCCGCGACGCTCGCCCGCGCCGTCGGGCGCGGCAGAAGGGGATTGTAGCGATCTTTACCTCTCCCTGAGGGAGAGGTCGGCCCGCAGGGCCGGGTGAGGGTTTACGGCCCTAGGAGTCTGCCCTCAGCCATTTTCGGAACGGTCCCTAAACCCTCACCCGCCGCACGTCGTGCGTCGACCTCTCCCTCAGGGAGAGGTGAAGGAGAGCCATGCCGCTGATACCAGCCTTTCACGAGATCCGCTTTCCGACCAGCATCGCCTTCGGCTCCTCCGGCGGGCCGGAGCGGCGCACCGAGGTGGTGGCGCTCGGCTCCGGCGGCGAGCGGCGCAATGCGCGCTGGGCGGAGTCGCGCCGTCGCTACGATGCTGGCTATGGCGTGCGCTCGCTCGCCGATCTGCATGCCGTTATCGCCTTCTTCGAGGAGAGGCGGGGAAAGCTGTTCGGCTTCCGCTGGCGCGACCGGGCCGACGATGGTTCCGCACCGCTGGGCACGGTACCCACTGCCACCGACCAGAAGCTTGGCATCGGCGACGGCATGACCACCGTGTTTGCGCTGAAGAAGATCTATGGCCAGCTGCATGCGCCCTATGCGCGGCCCATCGCCAAGCCGGTGGAGGGAAGCGTCTCCGTCGCCATCGATGGCACCGCGACGGAGGATTTCGCCGTCGATCTCGCGAGCGGGCTGGTGACTCTGGCAACGGCTCCGACCGAGGGCGCCATCGTCACGGCGGGCTTCCGTTTCGACGTGCCGGTGCGCTTCGATACCGACCAGCTCGTGATCAACCTAGCCGCCTTCGAGGCCGGCGAGATCCCGTCGATCCCGATCGTGGAGATCAAGCCATGAGGATATTGCCGGAGGGCCTTGCCGCGCATCTTTCCGGCGACGCCTCGACGACATGCCATGCCTGGCGGCTGCAGCGGAGGGATGGCGTCGTGCTCGGCTTCACCGATCATGACCGCGATGTTGTCTTCGATGGCGTGACGTTTGAAGCGGCGACGGGGCTCTCGGCCAGCGAGGCGAGCGCCGAAACCGGCATGGTGACAGGCGGCATGGAGGTCGCCGGGGCGCTGATCTCGGACCGGCTGTCGGAGGCGGAGCTGGCGGCCGGCGCCTTCGACCACGCGAAGATCGAGACGTTTCTGGTCAACTGGTCGGCGCCGGAGGAAAGGTTGCTTCTGCGCGTCGGCCATATCGGCGAGGTGCTGCGCGAGGATGGCGCGTTCCGGGTCGAGATCCGGGGCCTTGCCGCCGGGCTGGACGAGCCGCGCGGACGTGTTTTTCGCAGCGCCTGCGACGCCGATCTCGGCGACGGGCGATGCAAGGTCGGGCTCGACGATCCGGCCCTTCGCGGCGTCGGCACGGTCGTCGCCGGGCTGGACGGGAGGCGCTTCACGGTCTCCGGCCTCGACGGCTTTGCGGGCGGCTGGTTCGAGCGCGGCACGCTTCGCTGGACGAGCGGCGCCAATTCCGGCCGTCGTGCCGTGGTGAAGTCGCAGCGCGATGTCGTCGGCGTCCCGACGATCGAGCTCTGGAGCGCGATGACCGACGCGATCGCGTCGGGCGATGCGTTCACCGTCACGGCCGGTTGCGACAAGCGCTTCGAGACCTGCCGCGACAAGTTTGGCAACGCCCTGAATTTTCGTGGCTTCCCGCACATGCCCGGCAATGATTTCGCGCTCGGCTATGCCCGCAACGGCAGCCGAAACAATGGCGGCCGGCTGTAGCTAGACCGGTGTCGCGGCGTCGAGCCCTCGCTCCAGTTCGTCGATTGAGGCGAGGCCATCCTGGATCGCATTGGCGCG